TTAACTGGTGGTCAAGGTGGTGGAATACAGTTAGTAAGAGAAACTGGTTCACCTAGTGATAATGAAAGTTTGGGTACATTCGCGTGGAAAGGTACAGATAGTGCAAACACAAACGCTGCCGCAGAAGCAATGATAGAAGCTATAGCTGATGGAAATCATAGTGGTAGCGCAGCAGGAGCTGATATGTTATTTTATACTAAACCAACAAGCACAGGACCAGGTTCAGCACCTACTTTAGCTCTAACGTTAGACTCATCACAAAACGCAACTTTTGCAGGTAATGTTGCTGTTGGTTTTCAATCAAATAAATTTATTGGTTCTTCAGCGGGTAATGGATTATATTTTGATGGTACAGGAAATTATGGAATGGCGGTAAATAGTACCCTTGGACTTGGTTTAATATTTGAATCAGATGGTGGAACAGCAAAAGACTTTTTTATTGGTACGGGAAATAGCGATCCAGATTCAGCTACAAAATTATTAACAATTCCATCAACAGGTCAAGTTGAGTTTAGAGGAGTTGGGGGTGCAGATGGATACACATTACCATATGACCAAAATCCAGGATATTCAAATGTCTCGTGGGGTGGTGGTGGAGTGTTATTTAGGGAAGCACACGATTTTTATTTAACTCAAAACTTATATTATTATCAAACTGGTGGTGCTCAAAGTTGGAGATATAAATACGCTGCAGGTGCAGGTATACTAGCAATGAGTGGTGGTGCTTTTACATTTAGCTCAGTGGGTAGTGGATCAGCGGATGCGGTTGCTAGTCTTGTTGATAAGTTTATTATATCACAGGCTGGAGTGGTATCTATATCTAGTGACGGCAGCAACGCAACAACATTAACAGAAAGTGGTAGTGGTGATTTTACTATTGATGCGGTAGGAGATATTGTATTAGATGCTGGTGGTGATGATATTTACTTTAAAGATGCAGGTACAACATATGCATATCTTACACATTCTGGTAGCGATGTAATGTTGACAAACACTACTGCTGATGAAGATTTTAGAATAAGAGGTAATGATGGTGGTAGTACAATTAATATGTTGACTTTTGATACATCAGAGGGTGGCAATGCAGCTTTTTCAGGAACGGTATCACATAAAGGTTTAGATATCGCGGATGGAACTGGAGCTCAAATAGATACTAGAGAAATATTTGATATAAATATAGATTTTACAGATGGTGATTGGATTGATACAGGAATATATAGTAATTCAGGTTCTTATCAGTTAGGCGCATCTGGAACATATCTTATGCAGATATATAGTAATGATCATTCACCTAATGAACCATATTGGTATGGTATGTATTGGAGTGCTATTATTTCTTGGTATAAAGGTGCAACAAATCAAAATATTACATATCCTATAACATTACAAAGAGCTGGTCATTCTGATAACAGTAGAACTTTAGAAGCAAGATTAGCTAATGCAACATCAAGTGCTGGTGGTTCTCCTGGAGAAAATATAAGATTAGAGCTTAAAGTTGGAGCAAATGCACCTGGTACAGATTTAAGTATTCGATTTAGAAGATTATTATAAAGTAAAATAATATAGACATTAAAAGGATAAAAAATTATAGCTATGACAATAGCTTATTAAGAATATTATTATTTATGTAATAGTAATAACATGTAATAAACTTAAATTTAATTAATTATGAATAAAAACAAAAACAATAATAAAATAGCTGAAGAACCAAAAAAAATAACTGAATTTCAGTTAAAGGAACTTCAAGAAATCGTTAATAGAATAAATACTGCCCAATTAAGCTTGGGTCAATCAGAATCACAAAAGTATTCATTGTTGCAAGGGATACAAGGATTGCAAAAACAATTGTTAGAGAAACAAAAATCTCTACAAGAAGAATACGGCGATGTCAATATAGACATACAAAATGGTTCTATAACACCAAGACAAAATGAGCAAGCTAATACGTAAGATAAGTATTGGTAAAGATTATAAAAACGAAGCTATGCATTATGCCGTAGGCCAAGAAGTTTACGGCGGGCATACTATTTGTGATATATTAGAAGGTACTGATAAATTTAGTATTTATATTAAAAAAAATAAAGAGGTTTTACCCTGGAAAGATTTTAATAAAAATATGGCAATATCAGTAGAATATAATCTCGAATATTAATGCGTGGTATTTACAATTTTATAATTAAACCAAAGGGCAATAGATATAACAATATTAAAAATGTTGATGATAAAGAATTAATACTAAACACTGAAATTTTTAATCATCAATATGTAAATAGAGAAGCTGTTGTTTTGCAAGCACCAATTGTAAACAAAACACAAATTAAAAAAGGTGATAATATTATTGTTCATCACAATGTGTTTAGAAGATGGCATAATATAAAAGGTGTTGAAAAAAATAGCAGAAGTTGGATCAAGAAAAATAAATATACTGTTTTTCAAGATCAAATATTTGCATACAAAAGAAATAAAAACTGGAAATCTTTAGAAGGATATTGTTTTGTAAAACCAATAAAGTCAATTGATAAGTTTAGTGTTAAAAAAGAAAGACCGTTAATTGGTATTATAAAATATACTGATAATACGATTAAAGATATTAAACAAAATGATTTAGTTGGATTCACACCACATAGTGAATATGAATTTATTATTGATGGTGAAAGATTATATAGAGTATTAACAAATTCAATTTCAATTAAATATGAATATCAAGGAGACGAAGAAGAATATAATCCAAGCTGGGCACAAGGCAGTTAAGGAATTAATTAAAGTAGCAAAAGAAAAAATTGTAGACTCTGATGATGATGTGTCTGCTGATAGATTAAAAAACGCTGCTGCAACTAAAAAATTAGCTATATTCGATGCTTTTGAGATACTTAATAGAATTCAAGAGGAAAACAATATTTTAGAGAACAAGCCTATGAAAGATAAAAAAGAAGAATCTTTTTCAGGTTTTGCTGAAAGAAGATCAAAGTAATGTATAAACAAACGTTATATAAAATTATTGAGCCAATAAGAATTAACACACTTAAAAGACTTAATAAAAGTAAGAAATGGAAATACGGCTATAATAAAGAACATGATATTATAGTTGTAAGTAAAACTGGTGAAATTGGTGATATATATGAAATTCAAAACTTAAAAATAGCATTACCTAAACCAACAAGTGTTTATAAAAGAAATAAAAATAAAAAAGATCAATATTGGGAAAAATTTAAAGATCAAGATGGTTTAAAAAATATTAAAACAATTTTTGATTGGAGAGCATATCCTGATAATTCTAAAGATCAATGGTATGATTATATAAATGAAGAATTTGATAGAAGAGAAAATGGTTTTTGGTTTTATAATAATGGTGTGCCTACTTATATCACCGGCACTCACTATATGTATCTTCAGTGGTCAAAAATTGATGTGGGTGCTCCTGAATTTAGAGAATCCAATAGATTATTCTACTTATTTTGGGAAGCTTGCAAAGCAGATAAACGGTGTTATGGAATATGTTACCTTAAAAATAGACGATCTGGTTTCTCGTTCATGGCAAGTTCGGAAGCAGTTAATCTTGCTACTATCTCGAGTGACGCAAGATTTGGTATCTTATCAAAAACTGGTTGGGACTCTAAAAAGATGTTTACAGATAAGGTTGTACCAATATCTATTAATTATCCGTTTTTCTTTAAACCAATACAAGATGGAATGGATAGACCAAAGAGTGAACTCGCGTATAGGGTACCGGCTCAAAAGTTTACTCGTAAGAAACTTCAAACGAATGAACAAATTGAAGAAATTGTAGGTTTAGATACCACTATAGATTGGAAGAATACAGCTGATAATAGTTATGATGGAGAAAAACTTAACCTGCTTGTACATGATGAAAGCGGTAAGTGGGAAAAACCTGAAAATATACTAAATAACTGGAGAGTAACAAAAACATGTTTACGATTAGGTAGTAGGGTTATTGGTAAATGTATGATGGGGAGTACATCAAACGCGTTAGATAAAGGTGGTGATAATTTTAAAAAATTATATAGAGACTCTAATGTAACAAAAAGAAATTTAAATGGACAAACTAAATCTGGTTTATATAGTTTGTTTATACCAATGGAATGGAACTATGAAGGGTTTATGGATAAGTATGGTATACCAGTTTTTAATACACCTAAAAAAGAAATATATAATCTCTATGATGACTTAGTTGATACTGGTGTTATAGATCATTGGGATAATGAAGTTGAAGGATTAAGAAACGATCAAGATGCTTTAAATGAATTTTATAGACAATTTCCAAGAACCGAAGAACATGCTTTTAGAGATGAAACTCAAAATAGCATTTTTAATCTTGTTAAAATATATGAACAAATAGATTTTAATGAAGATTTAAAGAACTCAATTGGAATATCAACTGGTAATTTCCAATGGGTTAATGGTATAAAAGATAGTAAAGTAATATTTTATCCAGATCCAACTGGTAGATTTAAGATTAGTTGGACACCAAAAGCTCATTTACAAAATAATATTGTTATAAAAAATGGTATTAAATATCCAGGTAATGAGCACTTAGGAGCATTTGGATGTGATAGTTATGATATATCTGGCACAGTGGATAATAAAGGATCAAAAGGTTCTTTACATGGTTTAACTAAATTTAGTATGGAAGAAGTTCCTGCTAATCAATTCTTTTTAGAATATATAGCAAGACCACAAACTGCTGAAATATTTTTTGAAGATGTATTAATGGCATTAGTATTTTACGGAATGCCTTTATTAGCAGAGAATAATAAACCTAGATTATTATACTATTTACGAAGAAGAGGTTATAGAGGATTTAGTATGAACAGACCAGACAAAATATGGAATAAACTATCTTCAGCTGAAAAAGAAGTTGGTGGTATTCCAAATTCAAGTGAAGATATTAAACAAGCTCACGCGGCTGCTGTTGAAATGTATATTCAAGATCATGTTGGTTTAAAAGCTGATAATAGTTATGGTAATATGTATTTTAATATAACTTTAAATGACTGGGCTAGATTTGATATAAATAAAAGAACTCAATTTGATGCTTCAATAAGTTCTGGTTTAGCAATTATGGCATGCAATAGACATTTGTATACGCCAAACGCTGCAATAAAAAAAGAAAAAGTAAGTTTAAACATCGCTAAATATAAAAATAGCGGTTTTTTATCCAAATTAATAAAATAAGTATATGGCACACCAAATAAAAAAAGGTTATTTTCCAAGTCAGATAGCTAGCGATCTTGAAAAGGCTGGTAGAGAATATGGATTAGAAGTTGCTCAAGCTATTGAGGCAGAATGGTTTGGTAATGTTTCTGGAATGAATAGATTTAATGCTAATCAAGCAGAATTTCATAGATTAAGATTATATGCTAGAGGAGAACAATCTATACAGAAATATAAAGATGAATTATCAATTAATGGTGATTTATCTTATCTTAATTTAGATTGGAAGCCAGTACCTATTATACCTAAATTTGTTGATATAGTTGTAAATGGTATTGCAGATAGAGCATACGATGTTAAAGCATACTCACAAGATCCTTTTGGTGTAAGTAAGAGAACATCTTACATGGAATCAATGATGAGGGATATGCAAACACGAGAGCTTAATGATTTTGTTAATGAAGCTTTTGGTATAAATTTATGGGAAAATAATCCTGAAAAATTACCAGAAGATGAAGATGAGCTTTCTGTTCATATGCAATTAACATATAAACAATCTATTGAGTTAGCTCAAGAACAAGCAATTAATACAATACTTGATGGTAATAAATATGATTTAACAAAAAGAAGATTTTATTATGACTTAACTGTTATTGGAATTGGTGCGGTAAAAAATAACTTTTCAACATCGCAAGGTGTTACTGTAGAATATGTTGATCCAGCTAATTTAGTTTGGTCACATACGGATTCACCTTATTTTGATGATATATATTATGTTGGTGAGGTAAAAAATGTACCAATAAATGAATTGAAAAAACAATTTCCTGATTTAACAGAAGAGGATTTAACAGAAGTAACACAGCAAGCTGTACATAGAGGTTCTTTAAATAGAAATAATGTATATGATATAACAAATTTAGATAATAATATTGTTCAGGTTTTATATTTTAATTATAAGACATACAAAAACGAAGTATATAAAATTAAATCAACTGGTAGCGGTGGATCAAAAGTATTAATAAAAGATGATTCATTTAATCCTCCAATGGAAGTATTAGATGGTGATTTTAATAGATTATCAAAATCAATAGAAGTTTTATATGAAGGTGCTTTAGTATTAGGAACAAAAAAATTACTTAAATGGGAGATGTCAAAAAACATGATGCGACCTAAAAGTGATTATACTAAAGTAAAAATGAACTATTCAATTGTTGCTCCAAGAGTTTATAAAGGAAAAATTGAATCTTTAGTTAGTAGAACAACTGGTTTTGCTGATATGATTCAATTAACTCATTTAAAACTTCAACAAGTTATGTCTAGGTTAGTACCTGATGGTGTATATTTAGATGCTGATGGTTTAGCTGAGGTTGATCTTGGTAACGGAACAAATTATAATCCACAAGAAGCACTAAACATGTTCTTCCAAACTGGTAGTGTTATTGGTAGATCATTAACACAAGATGGTGATGGTAATCCTGGTAAAGTTCCAATACAAGAAATTGCAAGTGGTAGTGGTGGAGCAAAAATGCAATCATTAATTCAAACATATAATTATTATTTACAAATGATAAGAGATGTGACTGGATTAAATGAAGCAAGAGATGCTAGTACACCTAGTGAATATTCATTAGTTGGTATTCAAAAAATTGCAGCAGCAAATTCAAACACAGCAACAAGACACATTTTACAAGGTGGTTTATTATTAACTGCTGAGTTAGCAGAGTGTTTATCATTACGTGTTTCTGATATATTAGAATATTCACCAACTAAAGATGCTTTTATACAACAAATTGGAGCGCATAATGTAGGAACTTTAGAAGAATTATCAAGCTTACATTTACATGATTTTGGTATATTTATTGAGTTAGCTCCAGATGATGAAGAAAAACAATTATTAGAAAATAATATACAAGCAGCAATTGCACAACAAGGTATTGATTTAGAAGATGCTATTGATATTAGGGAAATAAAAAATGTTAAACTAGCAAATCAATTGTTAAAGATTAGAAGAAAAAAGAAGGTTAAGCAAGACCAACAATTACAACAAGAAAATATTAAAGCTCAAGCTGATGCAAACGCACAATCTCAACAAGTTGCCGCACAAGCAGAAGTTGATAAACAAAAAGCTTTAAATCAAAGTAAAATTGAACTTGAAGAAAATAAGATAAAACTAGAAAATCAAAAACTTCAACAAGAAAATATTTTGAAAAAAGATTTAATGAATCATGAGTTCCAAATTCAAATGAAATTAAAGCAAATGGAAATTGATGCATTAACTAATAAAGAAACTATAAAAGAAGATCGTAAAGATGAAAGAACTAAAATTCAAGCATCTCAACAGTCTGAATTAATAGATCAAAGACAAAAGGGATCACCACCTAAAAAATTCGAATCTACAAGTGATAATATATTAGATGAGGATTTTAATTTAGGTGCATTAAGTCCTATGTAATTTTTAATAACAAATAAATAATAACAAAATGGGAAACGTAGTACAAGATTGGACTGGTAAAATAACTGGATCTGTTTTTACAACAGCTTCAAGTGATGCTATAAAACCTCCTACAGGTCATGTGTTTGTCGCTATAACAGCTTTAACTGACACTGATTTTGATGCTTCTGGTGGTTTAGTTGCTGAAACAGCAACGGTTTGGGCTAACACAGAAGATGCTGCTGGTGATTTAGCGGCAGATTCCGAAACAGCAAGTGAAGGATCTGGTGGTGTTCAAATAACAAATACAAACTTAGATTTAAAATCTGGTATAACAATTTATGGTAGATATACTGAAATTGATGTTAATGCAGGACAAATAATAGCATACATAGGAAAATAAGAAATTTGTATACATTTTAGTATACATTATGTTTAATTATATAATATTATATTATGGCAAAAGTAAAAACAAAAAAAGAAGAGGTGGCTGAAAAAACCACTGACAAAGTTGTTGAAACAAAAGGAGCAACTGAAGATGGTAAATTAAAGGTTAAAAAAACAAAACCTTCAATGAAATCAATGCAAAATAACGATGAACCTATTAAGGTTGATTTAAGTAAACCTAAAACAGAAGAAAAAGATGAGTCCATTCAAGAGTCAAAAACAGATGAGGTGGATGTTCAAGAACAAACCACAGCTAGCAAAGAAGTGGGTGATGAAGGCAAAGAGGTCAACAACGAAGAAAAAATAGATGAACCTGTTATCGAAGAAATCACTGAAGAAAAAGTGGAAGAAAAGGAAACCGAACAACAGGGAGATAAGGTTGAGGAAACTAGAGATGAAGTTGAAAAAGAAGTTGAAACTCCTGAACAAACTAGTAATGATATTCCAGAAAATATTCAAAAAGTTGTAGACTTTATGAATGAAACTGGTGGTGATCTTGAAGATTATGTAAAATTAAATCAAGATTACAGTAAGCTTGATGATGAAGCATTATTAAGAGAATATTATAACAAAACTAAACCTCATTTAAATACAGATGAAATTAACTTTTTAATCGAAGATAATTTTAATTATGATGAAGATACAGATGAGGAAATAGACATCAAGAGAAAGAAATTAGCGTTTAAAGAGCAAGTTGCCAACGCGAAATCCCATATGAACGGGTTAAAATCTAAGTACTACGAAGAAATCAAATCAGGATCCAAGTTGGCTCCAGAGCAACAAAAAGCTATTGATTTTTTTAATAGATACAACAAGGAGCAGAAAGAGAACGATCAATTAGCAGAAGAAAGAAGATCTATATTTCAAGATAAAACCAAACAGGTTTTTGGCGATAAATTCAAAGGTTTTGAATATAACGTTGGAGAAAAGAAATTTAGATTTAATGTTAAGGATGTAAATAAAACAAGAGAAACACAAAGTGACATTAATAATTTTGTTAGTAAATTTACTAATAAAAAACAAGAAATGGAAAACGCTGTGGATTATCATAAATCTTTATTTACAGCCATGAACGCTGATGCTATTGCAAATCATTTTTACGAACAAGGAAAGGCTGATGGTGTTAAATCTAGTGTTCAAAACGCTAAGAATATAGACATGAAGCCTAGACAAGGACATGAAACCGTTGAAACTGGTGGAATGAAAGTAAGAGCGATTAGCGGTGATGATTCTAATAAACTCCGCTTTAAAATTAAAAATAAATAATAAACTTTAAAATTTAAAACAAATGGCAGCAATTACTCCGACCGCTGGGTCGAATTTAAATTCAACTCCAGCGCCGACTAAACAAACGCTTCAGAGCAATTATGTAGACTTTACATCTTCTGCTACTGAAGGATGGGCTCAACAATATCTACCTGATATTATAGAGAAAGAAGCTGAGGTTTTTGGAAACAGAACTATCTCAGGCTTTCTTAATCAAGTAGGTGCAGAAGAGTCTATGGCTTCTGACAGAGTTATCTGGTCAGAACAAGGTAGATTACATCTATCATACACTGGTGCAGCAATTACTAGTGCTGGTGTTATTACAATCGCGAGTTCTGGAACTCACGCTGTACGTATTGGTCAAACAATCGTATTAAGTGACAACCAAGCAACTCCAACAATTATAAAATGCTGGGTTAAAGCAATCGCAGCTGACAACACTACATTAACTGTAATTCCTTACTCAGGAGGTGCAACTGTAGGTGCTGTTAGTGGATTCTCTGTTTCAGGAACAGTAGACTTTTTCGTTTACGGATCTGAATTTAAAAAAGGAGATAGTGGTATGACTAACGCAGTTACCCCTCAACACAAAACTTTTGTGAACAAACCAATTATCATCAAAGATAAATTTGAAGTTAGTGGTTCTGACACAGCAGCTATTGGTTGGGTTGAAATTTCAGGTGAAGAAGGTCAAAATGGTTACCTATGGTATTTAAAAGCTGAAGGTGATACTAGAGCTAGATTCGCTGATTACTTAGAAATGGCATGCGTTGAAGGTGAATTAGCTAAAGCTACAGGTGGTGTAGATACTGAACTAGGAACAGCTGGTTCTGATGACACTGCAGGTACTGAAGGTTTATTCGCAGCAATCAATGATAGAGGTCACGTTACTTCTGGTATCGCTGGTACTAGTGCAGCTGATGACTTAGGATCTTTTGATGAGATTCTTAAGAAATTTGATGGACAAGGTGCGATCGAAGAAAACATGTTATATGTTAACAGAAGCGTTTCTCTAGCTATCGATGATATGTTAGCATCGCAAAATTCTTATGGTGCTGGTGGTACTTCTTATGGAGTATTCAACAACGATGAGGATATGGCATTAAATTTAGGATTTTCTGGTTTCAGAAGAGGTTCTTATGACTTCTATAAAACTGACTGGAAATATTTAAATGATTCTACTCTTAGAGGTATGACAAATATCTCAGACGTAAGAGGTGTAGTCATTCCAGCTGGTGTATCAACAGTTTATGATCAGTCTTTAGGTAAAAACTTAAAAAGACCTTTCTTACACGTAAGATACAGAGCTTCTCAAACTGATGATAGAAAAATGAAATCATGGATCACTGGTTCAGTTGGTGGAAACATCACTTCAGACCTTGATGCAATGGAGGTCCATTATCTATCAGAAAGATGTTTAGTAGTACAAGGAGCGAATAACTTCATGTTACTTAACTAATACATTATTTTTATAAAGAGTTAGGTGCTTCGGCACCTAGCACTTTATTTTTTTTTAACTATTTAATTATATTATATTATGGCAAAAAAGCAAAAAACACAAGGAAAAGTGGAAACCGCTATGTCTGGTGCTGAAGCAGCAAAGAAAAGGGGTTTTAAAATGGAAAAATTACAACCTGCCACTAAGCAAAGAGTTCCTACATTAGGTACTCAAGATGCAAAAAGCACAGTAGATGATTGGCAGATTAAAGATAGAGTATATTATTTAAGAGAGGGTTTATCCCCATTAACTTACACAATAAAAAGTAGAGGACTTTATTGGTTTGATGAGGGTGTGGGATATGAAAGAGAATTAAAATATACTACTAATCAAAGAACAGTTTTTGTAGATGAATTTAAAGGTGACGCGAGATTAGGTCACATTGTTTTTGAAGATGGCGTTTTAAATGTTCCTAAAGAAAAACAAACATTACAAAAATTATTATCATTATATCATCCAGAAAAAGGAAGAGTTTACAATGAATTTGATGCTACAGAAGAAGCAAAAGATGATTTGTTTGATATAGAGATGGAAATAGAAGCTTTAAATATAGCTAAAAACTTAGAAGTAGATCAAGCAGAAGCAATAATTAGGGTTGAACAAGGCAATAAAGTAAGTGAAATGAAATCTAAAGAAATAAAAAGAGATGCTTTACTTTTTGCTAGAAGATCACCTAAGTTATTTATGGATCTAGTTCAAGATGAGAATGTTAGTTTAAGAAATGTTGGTATTAAAGCTGTTGAAGCTGGTATAATAAATATTTCTGGAGATAATAGAACTTTTCATTGGGCAAGTAATGATAGAAAAATCATGACTGTACCTTTTGATGAGAATCCTTATTCAGCATTAGCTGCATTCTTTAAAACAGATGATGGGGTTGAAATGTTTAACACCATTGAAAAAAGATTAAAATAATTAATCACTTTATAGAGTAGTCATCTCTATGGGGTGACTACACTATAAATAAAAAGAAATTATGTCAGTAAGTATAGATACAGTATATCAAAGGGTATTAGCAATAGCAAATAAAGAACAGAGGGGTTATATTACACCTCAGGAATATAACTTATTGGCAAATCAGGCTCAATTAGAAATCTTCGAGCAATACTTCCATGACATTAATCAATTTGGAAGACTTCCAGGTAACAATACAGAATACTCAGATATGGTTGATAGTATTAATGAAAAAATAAAACCATTTCAACAATGGAGAACAGTTATGTCTGTAAGTTCAGGTAGTGTTGGTACTTTAGCTTCAAATGTACATAAACTTGGTACAGTTGTTTTTACAGGAAGATCAGCAACTGGATCAACAGCAACATCATTTTTATTAGAAATAGAAGAAATTGAACCAGGTGATTTAGCTAAATTAGAAATGTCTCCACTTACAAGATCTACAGCAGAAAGACCTTATTTTGTTAGAAAAACAGCAACAACTATAGATTTATATCCAACAGCAACTTTTGCAAGTTCATCCGCTGTTAATTATAATTATATTAAAAAACCAGCTGATGTTGAGTGGGCATATACAGTTGTTAATGATCAATCATTATATAACGCAAGTTCAAGTACTGATTATGAATTACACGCAGCAGAGGAAACAAAATTAGTAATAAAAGTATTAGAATTAGCTGGTATAGTTATAAAAGATCCTAGCTTATATCAACTAGTTGATAAAGAAGAAATAGAAACGTTACAACAAGAAAAACAATAAATAAATGGCATTATTATCAAAAACTCAAGAAGCATATTATAATCAAAGTCAAACCTTTACTGGTAATGGTTCAACTACCGCGTTTACTTTAACAACAACTTATTTTACTACATTACCTTCAGCTGAAACAGAATTTGAAGTATTTATAGAGGGAACACAAATATCAAGTTCAAACTATAGTTATTCATCACCAACCTTAACATTTTCATCAACTGATGTTAATCTTGATGTGCAGGTATCCACTGGTGCTCCAATAAGTGGAAATACAGTTGTAGTAAGAGAGGTAAAAGAAACAGAACAATATGGTAATTATCAATTTATAAAACTAAAAGATATTATAAATAACTTTATGATTGCTTATGTTGGTGAAGATAAAATTGTACCAAAAGCATCAAGAACAACAATAGCTTTTCACGCACAAAGAGCAATACAAGAATTAAGTTACGATACATTTAAATCAATTAAATCACAAGAAATTGAAATACCAGAATCATTAACTATGATCTTACCTCATGATTATGTAAATTACGTAAAAATTACATGGTGTGAAGATGGTGGTATTGAAAGGGTATTATATCCAACAAGAAAAACAAGTAATCCAACTGCAATTATACAAGATACAAATTTTGATTACATGTTTGATGAAACAACTGGCGATTTATTACATGGTAATAATTCTACTAGTTGGGAAAAATATAAAAATAACACAACAGAAGAAGCAACAGATGATAAAAAGAATGCTGAAGATGTAGCAGATTTAAATTTAGGTCAACGATGGGGATTAGAACCAGAATTTGCACAAAATAACGGTAGTTTTTTTATAGATGAAAATAAAGGTAAAATATACTTTAGTTCAAATATGAATGCTAAAACTGTAACATTAAAGTATGTAAGTGATAGTTTAGGTACTGATGATGAAATGAGAGTACATAAGTTTGCAGAAGAAGCAATGTACAAATGGATTATATATGCAATCATGTCAACAAGAATTAACGTACCTGAATATATTGTAGCAAGATTTAAAAAAGAAAGATTTGCTGAAACTAGAAAAGCTAAATTAAGATTATCTAATATTAAGTTAGAAGAGATAACTCAAGTAATGCGAGGTAAGTCGAAACAAATTAAACATTAATAAAACATGCCAGATATTAAACATCATTTTAGAGCCGGTAGAATGAACAAGGATCTGGATGAGAGACTTGTTCCAAACGGTGAATACCGTGACGCTCAAAATATAGAAATAACTACATCAGAAGGTTCTGACGTGGGATCTGTTCAAAATGTTGTTGGAACAACATTAAAAGATATAAAAACATATAATAATAGCACAGCAGCAACAACGGCTTGGGATGTTGCATCTAATTCTATTAAAGATTTAACCTCACCTCAATGTATTGGATCGATCGCTGATACACAAAATAATAAAATTTATTGGTTTATTGTAGCTACTGGAGTAAGTGCTATTGCTGAATATGATGAAGCAACAGGCGTTGTTGCGCCGGTATTAGTAGATAAAAATAGTATTTTAAATTTTAGTACAGACTATCCTATTACAGGTGTTAATGTACTTGGTTCTTCAGAGGGTAATATTTCAGATTTTTTATTATGGACAGATAATCAAACAGAACCCAAAAAGATAAATATTAGAATATTTAAATCAGGTTGTACTAATTTTAATACACATACGCAATTTACAAGTGATTTAATTACAGGAACAGTTGGTACTGGTGATGATTTTACAGAGAATGATATTACAACAATAAAATTAGGACCACTTAAAGCTCCTAAGTTAGCAATGTTTTCATCCAAACGTGGTGGTATTGGAACTGAAGGCGGCGATAAGTTATATGCAAAAAAAGATTTTTCAGATTTTCCAAGTAATAAAATAAGGGCTGGACAAAAATTTGAAGGAGATGGTAATAAAAAATCATTTACACTTTTAAGTGATTATTTTCAAACTGAAATAGAAAATTTAAACAAAAATAATCTTGAAGTTTTTATTGATGGAGAAGAACAAATAAATACACCAACAACAATATGGACGTATAGTTATTCTACTAGTACTGGTGGTGTGATAACATTTTCCCCAACAACAACTAGTGGTGCCCCTGCTGTAGGTAGTGCTATTATAGTAAGGGAAAAAATTAATAAACAAAAAGATCTTACTTTATTACCGGATATTGGCGTTTCATTTGGAGATAAATCAGTTTTTGATTATAGAAAAAATGACATTATAACGTTAACATATAAAGAAGGTGGTGATGTTTATAAAATAAAAGCAAAAGTTATAGATGATAATCCTATTAGTCCACTAAATATTGAAATACAAAGTATTCCATTTGAGGTGCCAAATAGAGCTGTAGAATGGGAGATAGTATTAGATGAGGCAGATCCTTTATTTGAAGAAAAATTTGTTCGTTTTAGTTATAGATGGAAATATAAAGATGGAGAATATTCTACGTTTTCTCCATTTACAGAAGTTGCATTTTTACCAAGTGAATTTAAATACGAATCATCAAACGGGTATAATGTTGGTATGGGTAACGCATTGAGAAGGTTAATTATACATGATTTAGATACACAACCAGATAACGTAGATGAGGTCGATATATTATATAAAGAATCAAATAGCACAAACGTATATGTTGTTGATACAATAAAAGATAGAACAACTACTGTTACTGGATTTCCAGCTTTATCTTATGAAATAAGTTCTGAAATTATTGGTGCAACAGTACCATCAAATCAATTATTAAGACCATGGGATAATGTACCTAAAAAAGCATTAAGTCAAGAGGTTACTGCAAATAGATTAATATATGGTAATTATAAACAACAATATACAATATTAAAACAAAATACACCTGATGTAGCAATTAGTATTAAAAATAATGATATATTAACGGTTAAGAAACCTGAAAAATCTATAAAAACACAAAGAACATATCAAGCTGGTGTGGTATATAAAGATTTATATGGTAGAGAAACACCTGTTTTTTCTAATAATAACGCATCTATAAAATTAGGTAAGTCTTTTGCTGATAATGTAAATAAATTAGAATGTCAATTACTTAACAATCCTCCAGCTTTTGCGACACATTGTAAATATTATATAAAAGAACCATCTAATGAATATTATAATTTAGCATTGGATAGGTTTTATCCAGCAGAAGATGGAAATGTTTGGTTAAGTTTTCCATCATCAGAAAGAAATAAACTAACAGAAGAATCATATCTAATATTAAAAAAACAACACAACTCTGATGAACCTGTTGAAGTTGACGCTAAATATAAAGTGCTTGATATAAAAAATGAACCACCAAAGTTTATCACATTACAAACTAGTTCAAAGGGAAGTGCGTTATGTAGAATATTAAATTCAGGTAACAATGCTCCTGGTATTGGTGTTAGTAGCTTTAAATTTAGAGGACCAGAAGCAACACAGAATCCAACATTTTCTAGTGGTTTTAATTCAGATGGTGTATTATCAATCACTACAGGTAGTGGTACAACAAATAAATATAGAATAGTAAGTGGTGGTTTAACGGGTGAAGTAGAACTTGTTGGATCTACAGGAGCAAAGCATGTATATACTGTTACATTAGAAGAAGGATTTAAAGACACAGAAGCAGAGATATTAAAATCCGCTAACACAAATGCTGAAGATGAGTTTACTATTGTTTTACATGAGGAAAAAGAAATATTAAAACCAGAGTATGAGGGAAGATTTTTTGTTAAAATTAATAGAGATGCAGTTTTTGATACAAATATTGTTAGTTCATTTACATCATCTGGTATAGAATATAGCATTACAAATAGTAGACGTGTAGATGCTAATAGTGTTAATATACCAGAAAACGAAAACGATCCACCGTATTATGGTCACCCGTGGCAAAACATACAGGGAATTGCTTGGGAAGATAGGGATGGCGTAGATATAGTTGTAAAAAACCCAACAAACCATAGTGATTCAGAAACACACAACAAGAAAACTCGTGATAATTTTAATGCGGGCGCTTTAAATTATCCAGGTGATCAAACTAATTCAACAACTAATGAAAATGATAAGCAAGAATTTTCAGTATTTTGGTCTGGTGTAGATTATGGTGATTCTTGGAGTAAAAGCAGCATGTCAAAGGGAAAAGTAGATCAAGGTACAATTGAGGAAGGTAAAGGAAAAAAAGGTGTATTACATAATAAAAATGCTGATATTAATCCACTTTTAGAACAATTAGTTGAAGTCGGTACACAATTTCAATTTAGAAATGATAATGGGGATAAAAGTTTAGTTTATGAAGTCTTAAATGGTGAAAAAGATTTTCAATATAGATACCAAGGTGATTGGGGTAAGGTGAAAGAACATTTAGATAGAATTTATGGAAAAAGAATTGAATATAAAATAAAATTTAAAAGAGCAGGTGGTGATGGTACAACTGGTTGGGCTGAAACCGCAGGAACATTTGATCACAGTAATAGTAGTAAAGTAATATCAAGAATAGATATTGTAAAGCAAGATTTAAAAGTTGGTAACACCACTATATCATCAAAAAATCCAGCAATATTTGAAACAGAACCAATAGAAACAGCTGAATTGGATTTATATTATGAAGCTAGTAATGCAATTCCTATTATTAAACCTAGCATGAAAATTAAAGAAAAAAGTGGTGGTACTAGTATTGTACCTGCAAATTCAACTATTAAATCTGTAAATAAACCAAATAAAACTACTGATGTATTAGAGTTTACAATTAATCAAAATTTAGCCGGTGCTGTTACAGCTGCTTCTCCTATTGAGTTAACAATTACATCTTCAGATAATGTACATAGTTTTAATGTAACAACAAGTGGAGCAATAGCAAGTGGACAAAAGGTAATTAAAATAGATGGTGGACAAGTACATGGTCAAAAACATCAACTTAGTTGGTTTAATTGTTATTCATTTGGAAATGGCGTTGAATCTAATCGAATAAATGATGATTTTAATGCTATGTTTATTGATAAAGGACCAAGGGTATCAACCACGTTATCAGAGCAATACAAAGAAGAACACAAACCAAATGGTTTAATTTTTTCTGGTTTATTTAATTCAAGAAGTGGTATAAATAGATTAAATCAATTTATTCAAGCAGAACCCATTACAAAAGATCTTAACCCACAATATGGTAGTATACAAAAATTACACACAAGAGATAATGATTTGATTGCATTATGTGAAGATAAAATATTAAATATTCCCGCAAACAAAGATTTACTATTTAATGCTGATGGTTCTGCTAACTTAACAGCTAGCAATAAAGTATTGGGAGTTGCCGCACCATACCCTGGTGAATATGGAATATCAAAAAACCCAGAATCATTTATTTCTCACGCATATAGAGCATACTTTGCTGATAAGTCTCGAGGAGCTGTTTTAAGGCTGTCTAGAAATGGTTTAAACAATATTGCGGCCAATGGCATGACAGATTGGTTTAAAGACAATCTAGCAACATCTACGACGCTTCTAGGTACATATAATGAAAACAAAGGTTCTTATAATCTTACATTAAAAGGAACAAATGATTATACAGTTAGTTTTGATGAGAGAATTAATGGTTGGACAAGTTTTAAATCATTTATTCCAGAATCTGGTTTATCATTAAATAACAAATATTATACATTTAAAAATGGAGATTTATATATACATAATAATAGTTTAAGAAATTGTTTCTATGGAGCAATTGCTAAGGTAAACGGTAATGTTAGCAATAGCACAAACGTAACATTAGACTCTTCAAATAGCAATATTGCAGTTGGGCAAATTGTAAAAGGTACTGGCATAACTGTTGATACAGTAACCGTTGCCTCAATAAGTGGCACTGCATTAGTTTTATCTTCAGCGCAAACAATATCCGATGATGTAATTTTATCATTTCATAATACACATGAATCCTCTATTAATGTTATATTGAATGACTCACCATCTTTTATTAAAGGATTTAAAACATTAAATTATGAAGGAACAAAATCAAGAAAATATACATATGATCATGATACACCAGCTAATACCACATTTACAAAAGGTTGGTATTGTAATTCTGTTACAACAAATGAACAAACTGGAGATGTTAAAGAGTTTGTAGAAAAAGAAGGTATATGGTATAACTACCTTATTGGTGATACAACAACGCATACTGCTGCAGATGGCTCAACAACTTCATCAAATTTAGATACACAAGAATTTTCCGTACAAGGTATTGGTCAATTTGCTTCGATTAGTGGTGACACATCAATTGGTGGGTTTGATTTAAGCATTACAATAAGTGATATTACTGGTATGTCCGTAGAAAGTGTATCGGGTGGAAATTGGGTATTAGAAACTGGTAGTAATAAAATTGTTTATCTTAACGTAGCAACTGGAACTGATATTGGTAATACATCAAACATAGCAAACCCTATATTAACATTTAAAGCTGATTCAGGATATTCATTACCATCTAGTCAAACTATTTCTTCGCAAAGTCCATCTAGTAGTGTTTCTGCTATAGGATCTGGTAGCACGTGGTCATCTGGTGTATTAACGCTTGATTTAAGTGCACACACTTTAGCTGCGGATAGAAACATTACTGTTACGTTAGGCACAACAGCAACAGCTAGTTCATATACATTAAGTGGTTCATATCAAGTAAACGCGGAGAATGCATATGTAAGCTCTGATACTTATAATACAGAGGGCACATACAGTTCTTCTGGAATTTATGAAGCAACTTCTACACCAACGTTTACAGATAGCGCAACAAGTTCAACATGGAATAAAGTATTTACAGCAGATTCTGGTTATCATTTCGCAACAACACCAACCTGTGATATAGATACACAAGATAATGACGTAGAAAGTTATTACACAATAACATCATCAAACACAACAACAGATGCTAATGATAACGTTACAGCTGTAACATTTACAATCACATATAAACATGGTGCAAAAAATATTACCGGTGACGTATTAGTTTTTAATGCAAAGGCTATAAAAATACCTACAACTGTTGTAGCAGAAGCTGATAAAATAACAGGATTTACATTACAAGATTGGAATTATGAATATGAAAAAACAATTATATCTGGATTAAAAAGCGAAGAATTAACTCATAGAATAACTGGACCACCAAATGCGACGTTTAGATTAGCAAGAAGAATTATAACAACAGTAGGTAGTACAGTAACAACTAATGACTGGCATCATTATAATGACACAGAAACAGAGGTTGGGGAAGGAAATGCATATGATCACACTGGTTATGAACTGGAACCATTTGATCTTACCATACCTTCTGGTGGAGTTTATTTATATAAAGAATTATATCCAACTATATCAAGTGTTGATACTAGGCAGTTTGAATATGAGGTTAGCCCAGTAAACCCAGGGTCATTATCAAGTACGTTTGTTGACACAAACCCAGCTTCAGTATATCAATATAATAGAGTCTGCTTCACGCTTTTAACCGCATCAGGTAATAGATTAAGTACAACTGGTATTGCAACAGCAAGTTCAGGTGGTTATACCGTGACAGTAACTGGTGATACTACATCAGAAAAGAAATATAGCGTTACACCATATGCACAACAATTTGGTAGACCTAAAGCTTTTGCGGGAGAAGAAGATGGTGGTAATTTTGTTCCCTTTACTATAATATATAGTCATGATGGTGGTGTTGAAGCTGATAGGGCGGCGTTAAAATTTAAGAACTTGAGAGACCCAATACCTGGTTTAGATTTTAGAAATACGTTTGTAACTGGTAGGGTTTCTGCTGCAACAGAAAATTCTACAACAGCAGTATTGTATAGTACAAATAATGCTATATATGCTAGCAATGGAGATGGAAAATTAGATCCAAGAACTGGTGGTGGTGATAAAACAGATATTGGTTTGAGTTCATTCCCGGGTATGAAAGTTCGAGATGCGTACGCCGATACCGATGGTAATTATCAAATAAAAACAGCAAATAACGAAGATTACGTTACAGTTGCTGGGTGGAATTATTTAACTAAAACAGTTACTTTATCTTCACCACAAAGTTTAGCTAAAGATACATTATTATATTTTGAACAACCAGACAATTGGAGAATTGGAATGCGAAATGTATCAGGTACACTTATAGCACCAGCAGCTGGTAATACCCAAAAAGGTGTATATACTTTAACTGGATCCACTGGTATACATAATTTTGGAACATCACATAGAACAATGATGTTAAATATGGATCGTTTCTTGTTTGATAGCAATAAAGCAATACAAATCGATGCTGCAGATAGACCACAATCAGAATTAAAAGTAACAAATGATGGGTATAAAGATGCAACAGCTGCTACAGCTGCAGTTTCAGGAACAGCAACATTTAATTTACGTTACTTAACCGTAACAGAAAATAGATTATTAACATTAGGTGTTAATGATGCTGGTTCTTATGATTACGACAATGCTACGTATGAAAATGTAACTAAGGACACTGCTGAGTTGGCAGATGGTGATGGTGATGCCGCACAACAACTTAAAAACGTATATATCCAAGGTCTTATATATAAACACGCGGAAGGATTAACAAAAGAAGATATAACATTATCTTATTATATACCAAGCGATGTGTTTTATGATCCAACTACTCCAACAGGTGGATCTCCTATTTTTTCTATAACAGGACCTAGCAACCCAAGTTTTAGTCCAGGTTATCATAATTATCCAACTAGTTACGTTAGAAAAACTGGTAGAGAATACCAATGGGTTTATATCGGACCAATTCAAATAAACTTTAATAACACAATTGGTGCTAGTGGTGCTGAGTGGCATGCAATACAAGATAAAATAAAATTTGGTATAAGATATAGCACTGGGTAGAGTAGAATAAGTATTATAAAAAACAAAATATGGCAACAATAACAATGACATTCGCTAAATACATTAACGTATCCGTTCAGGTAGGAGATACAGCGTATTACTGTGTTGTAACAAGTGGTGTTGGTGCAACTCCAGTAGAAATGGGTACGGTTACAGCAGTAACATCAACAACAATAACATGTAATATTGGTGTAGGTACAACTAGACCTACAACTAGTAATTTTATTATGTTTAGTAAAGATAATAAAGCAAATTTATCCTCATTAAGTGGGTATTATGCTGAAGTAGAAATGAAAAATGACGAAACCAGTGCTGTAGAATTATATGCGGTGGGATCGGAAATATTTACAAGTAGTAAATAAACATGAAAAAGTGTAATTATAAATATATAAAATTAAAATAAAGATATGATAAATCCAATGGCGATTGCGCAGGGCGCGGTAAAAACAATAGGTGGTGTAGCTAACATAATAACTAGTAGTATTGGTGGTGGGCAAAGAAGGGCAGAGCAAAGAGAGGCTCAAAAGGAATTTGAATTAGCTAAAGCGTCTTATGCAAATCAAGAGATAACAAACCCATATGCAAATCTTCAAAATACCGCTGAAGATTTAACTGTAAATCAACAACAAGCTCAATTTCAAGCGCAACAACAACAACAAGTATTAGCTAACACAATGGGTGGTATGCAAGGCGCGGCTGGTGGATCAGGTATAGCTGCTTTAGCGCAAGCAATGGCAAACCAACAGCAACAAGGTATGCAAAGAGCTTCTGCTAGTATAGGATTACAAGAGCAAAGAAATCAACAAATGGCAGCACAACAAGGACTTCAAATACAAATGCGAAAAGCTTATGGTGCATCACAACAAGAGGAAAGACGAGCAGCATTACAAGGAGAAATGCTTCAAATGAGCGCTGAAAGAAAGTCTGCTGCTGATGAAGCAAGAGAACAAGCAAAAGAAGGATTAATGCAAGGAATAACTGATTATGTAGGTGGTGGTGTAGAGGCTGCTGCTGGTGCCATGGGAGGTTAAAATATAAATTAAACAAATATAATTATGTCAGTAGAATTAGTACAAAAAAGAAATGAAATTGAGGCTATGCTATTACAACAAGCTCGTATAGCAGAATCAAACTATATTGAAAATGTTGGTAGTGCTGGGGTTAATGCAGAAAAAATACCATATTATTTTAAGCCAGTTATTACAAGATATTTAATGAAGCAAAAAAATGTATATTCTATGGCATCAAGCGAGTTATCAAATGTTGACATGATGGATCCTATGTATGATGAGATTTTACAAGCTAGAGAAGATGTAAAAAATAAATTTGAAGTATTAAATTCTTTACTAGAGCAATTTCAACAAATATCAAAAGATTATCCTTTACATGTTGGTAGTTTTTCTGATGCTAATGACAGGATGCACTTAAAATATTTAGCTGATATGTTTTCTGGTAATTATAAAGAATTTATAATAGAAGATGACCAACCAGTATTTGTTATGGAAGATAAAAACAAAATACCAATGGCATCTGTTAGTAAGATGTATAATAATATGTTTAGAAAAGCATCAAAAGAAAATAATCAATTCATGCTTATTGCTAATGAATCTTACAATAGTGCATTACAAAGAGGAAAAGACTCGTGGAATGAAAAAATGCTAAGAGATAGAATATATCAAATATTAAATAACGAGTCTGGTTTAGAAGGTACCGTAGATCCAAGGGCTAAAATAGAAAGATTATTATCATTAGCGTATGATAGAATAAATGGTAATCCTAGTTTTGTTGATTGGTTAAATGAAGATCCTCAAAGAGATCCAAACAATTGGGTTGCTGAGGATATTTATGACGATGGTTGGATTAAACAAAGTATTAAAGTAGATCCAAAAATGGTAATGAGTGGTATGGTTCAGTGGTTATTAGAACAAGTTTCAACGCAATGGAGAGCGGGTTATGATATATATACGTCTAAACAAAATGAAATGAAAGAGAAGGTTGCTGAACAACCAGATCCAAATCAAGAAACTAATTAAAAATAATACAATGTTATGGGAGAAAAATATTATAATGTTAATGGTACACCCACAAGCTACGATGATCTTTTTAAGAAATACCTTTCTCAAACAGAAGCTGTTATAATAAAAGAAGGTTATCAACAAGTAGATAAACCAGTGCCTACATCAATTCCTACAGAAACAAATCCAAATGATAAAATCCAAGTAAGTGAAAACACAGAAAATTCAGGGGAAAATGAGTTTAGTGTTAATGAACTAAAAGATTTTTATGATAATGAAGTTAATAGCTATACTAACAAAAAAACTGAATATGAGGGTAAAGTAACAAAATTCAACGAAGATAATAAAGAGGACATTGATCTTTTAAATAATATTACAGGTGAAATAACTAGTTTTTATGAGGAAAATCAAGAAGACCTTGATTTTTATAAGAGTTTCTCAAAAGAATATAAAGAAAATGAAGGAAGAGGTTATTATTCCGTTGATCAGGGTGATGGTTCAGTATATTATTCAGATGACTTTAAAAGAGCACAATCTATTCAAGAAAATTTATTTCCACAATTAGAAAAAATCCAAGAAAAACAAAAAAAAGCTATAGGTATACGTGATAGTTTATCTTCACAACAAGGAGAGCTTGAGAATGAAAGAAAAATATTAGAGGATTCAGCTAACGATCTTAGTGTTAGAGGTGATGAATTAAATAAATTAATTGAGCAAAATACACCATCTAAGGTTAAAACATTTCAAGATGCTATAGACGAAGGAACGGTAGAGTTAATAAAAGAAAACACTGGAGATGAAGGTGGAAGTAATTGGCTTGGAAATTTGTACAACTGGGCCGTGGGAGCAGATGAAGTTGGGGAAGGTTATATTAAATCAAAAAGACAAGAGGCAATTGATAATGCTACGTCGCCTAATGTAAAAGCTATGTTAGAAAAAATGACTGACAAAGAGTATATTGATCAGCAAAACGAAATGAAAAAAGCCGAATTTCAAGGTGAATCACAGGATATAATTGATCCATTCAAAGACAATGCAAAAAAATTAAATGATATAAAACTTAAAGCAGCTGATGCTGAAATTGCTATATTCGAACAATTTAATGAGAAAATAAAAAACAATCCAAATTATTATAATCAACTAAGTAAATCACAACAAATAGGACTTGATAAATATAATAAATTTACAAAGCCAGCTATAGAAAACTTACAGGTTGCAAGTAAAGTAGAAAATCAAGGTTTATTAAGAAATATAGGTAATATTTTAAATTTAGGTGTGATTCCAGATATTCCAAAAGTTGACATCAAAGAAACTATTGAATTGTCTGAAGAAGTTAAAAGACAAATATATGTTGATATTAAAGATGATCCTAGTACATTAAATATGTTAAGAAATGAATCTTTAAAAGAGGAGGATTTTGATTATAAGATTGGATATTACGCTAATAAGTTTGGAATAAATGCACAAACATATGGTAGACTTGGTTTGAGCGGTAAAGAACTAGTTATTGCTAATGCTAAATCTCAAGTATTAGGTTCTACAGTTGATAACGTACAGAAAGAAATTGAAAGAATAAATGATTTACCTTTTAGTAAAGAAGAAAAAATAAAACAAATAAATGAAGCTATTAAAAAGGGAGATAGTGCTATTGCAGAATTAAAATGGGATGCTGTAAATAGAGCTTTTGATAATAGTTTTAAAACAACAGATGAGTTAGAAGCTTTAAGTAAGACATGGGATAATACTTGGCATGGTCAACTTGGAACTGGTGTGTTAAGTTTTGGAAATGAAATGAAAAATGTTGTATTAAAGGGATATGCTGGTATGGGTGTATGGGGTACAAATCTTTTAGGTTCAATTACAGGGCAAAAAGATCCTAATAGATATGATAGATTTGACGCATTAAATGATAGCTTTGAAACACTATTAAGAAAATCTGATATTGCTAAAGTTTCAACATCAGAGCAGTACAATTTACTAAATGAAGATGGTAGTTATAACTTTAATATTGGATCACTTTCTAAAAATTTTGGTGATATGCTTCCATTTACGTTGCAAATTGCGTACGATGCTAGAAAAGGTAACTTTAAAAACGTTAAAGGTATGCTTTCTGGAACTTGGTTTGGAAAAAGGTTTTTGAGTGGTCAGGCAAAAGCAATGCAACTATCCGCTTTTAGAATGACAACATTTGATAACATGAAAGAGGCAGAGGGTTATGGTTTAACTGGTGATAAAGCTATGATATATAGTACACTAAAATCAATGGGTACAGCTATATCACAGCCAATAATGCCAGATGTTAATTTCTTTGGTACCGTGGCGGGAAAAGTTACATTAAATGGTCTTGTTAATAATCTAAAAAAAGCAGCAACAAGAAAAGCTTACACTAAAGCAATAGCAGGATACGCTAGTAATTTAGTTGGAGAACTTGGGGAGGAAGAAGTTGATGTAATATTGGGTGATTTTACTAAATTAAGCATGGGGCTTGGTATGGATAAAACTGAATTTTTTGATACAGAAGTACAAAAACAAGTAATAGCAGGAACTATTTTACTTTCTGGTACTTTAGGTTCTGTTCAAGTATCACAAGATTTAAAAAACACAAGAAAATTAGTTTATCAAGAATATAGAAAAGATCCAATAACAACTTTAAATAACTTAAAAGCTGATTTAGCAGTTATAGAAAAAAGATTATCCAATGAAACTAATCCAAGTAAAAAAATAGACTTAGAAAAAAGTAAAAAAGAAATACAACAAGCTATGAATTATGGCGCGGATGTTGTTAATGCTATAAATTTATCACCAGAACATGTTAATGATGAACAGATAGATTTGTTGGTTCAAAAACAAAAACTAATAAGGGATAAACAAAATAAAGATTCTTCTTTTCATAATGAAATTAATTCACAAATAGAAATTATTGACAAAAAAATTGCAGATAGTGATATTACAAAAGGTAAAGAAGAATTAGCTGAAAAAATAGTAAAAGGAACTGAAAACATTGTGAAAAAACTTGACGGTGTTGATATGCAGGATGGAGACACTAATAAGGTAAAGAAAATAATAAATGAGGAGAATAAAAAAATAGATGATCACAATAAAAAATTATCTAAAGAAGAGATTAAAGATGGAAAACAAATAGAAAAGGTTGATGAAGAGCGCGCAGCTTTAGAACAGGGTTTTATTATACAAAGAGCTGACGGAACACAAACAATAGTTATAAATAACGATGTTTCTCAAAATGATAATGCAATAACAACAAGATCACATGAGTTAGCGCATGCTTTATTGCTTCAGACAATGAAAAAAAATCCAAATGCTATAATTGGTTTAAGTACAGCACTACATAATACAATAGCAGATATTGATCCTCAATCTATAGCACCGGGCAGCAGATTAGCAAATAGATTAGCTCAGTACCAAAATAACACAAAGGAAATACAAGCAGAGGAAATGCTTACGTTGTTTTCTGATGCTACAATGCAAGGCGTAATAAAGTTTGATGAAAACTTATTCACTAAATTAGGTGATGTAATTAGAGGAGTTATGAATTCAATGGGAGTAAAAACGCATTTTAATAGTGGTAGAGATGTATATAATTTTATTAAAGATTATAACAAAAGTGTAAAAGATGGTAAGCTTGGAAAAGGAATGCAAAGAATGTATGAAGAAGGTGCTAGTATTGGAAAAGGTATAGATCAAACCGTTGCTGCAAAAGCTGAAACAATAAAATTATCAAAAACAGAAAGCGATAATGTTCAACAAATATACGAACAACAAGGTGTTGATGGTATAATGGATATACTCAATGAATATAAACCAATGGTTAATAACATTGTAAATAAATATCAAAATGTACCTGGTTTTGATAGACAAATGTTAACTGACGAAATTGAAACAGGTAAACGTGGTATTTTTGATTTAGTAAGAGAATACAAACCAGAAACGGGTGTACCATTAGCTGCTTATATAAATAAATATATCAGCGCTAGATCTATTGAAGCAGCAAATAGAGTATTAAAAACTGAATTTGAACAAGATATATCAGAAGCAAAAGGTGTTGCTGTTAAAGAAGAAGTAAAAGCTAAAGTTGATAAAAAAGAAAAAGTTACTAAAAAAGTATTATCAAAAGAATTAGATTTTAATAAAATAGATAAAGCTGTTAACGAACAAATGAAATCTAAAAACTTTAAAATACCTGATAGCTATAAAGCAGTAAAAGATTTAAACCCAGAATTAACAGCTGAGTTATTTGGTGTTGATCCAAAACAATATATTGATCCAAAAAAATCATTAAGAAAAGAAGATGTTATTGCGGCAAGAACTTTTATAAGAAAAAATGCTGAGTTATTATATAACTTATTACCTGAGGCATTAAATGAACAAGGAAAATCAACTGGTATAAGAAAATTAATATTAGATAAGTTTTATGATAAAACTGGAGTAAGAAAAGAAGCTGCATTAGGTAGAAGCAAGCAAGGATCAGAAGTAAGAATTAAAAAACCATTTAATAAAAAAGAATTTTTAGATGCATTTGGTATTGTTGCTGGTGAAGTAATGAAGGTTAAAAACCAAACTCAAGTATCTGGGATGGTATCAGCTTTAATGAATGAAACTGGTAAAGCAATGACCAATCAAGCTATTAAAAAGAATCTTGATCCTATAAAGCAAAAAGAAGCACGACAAGCAATTGATGATGGTAAAAGTAGAATATTATTTGCTAAGAGTGATAATAGAGGAAATGAAGGTATGAATCAAATTGTTGAAAAAAGTGGAAGTAAGGTTTTAAAAACTGGGCCTACTAAAGATGGTAGAGAGGGAACTAAAAAAATGACAGATTTTTTAACAACAAAATTAGTTAATGAAAATCCAGCATTAATACAGTTAATCAACTCACGTAATCTAGGGTTTACAGGTAATGAGGGTTTAAGAGCTTTATCTGCTAACAAAAAATATCCAGTAAGATTTATTGGTGATTTACAACGTACGCCTTTAGATAAAAATAGAACCGAAAAGAATAAAAAATATAAATATGGTGATACAGTTTATTTAATTCAAGATGGTGTTATAGCAGATGTTACGGTTGTTTATGCAAAAGCCTATCAACTAGTTAAAAATAAAGGTGTAGATATGGATGCTATACTTAGATCGGATGATTATAAAGCTATAAAAGAAGCAGCTACAAAGAGAAACGAAGAGAGTATAGCAAAAAACAAGGAGATGTTAGATATTCGTAAAAAAGGTGCTAAAATTGTATTAAATTCTTTTAGAAATTTAACAAAAGAAAATATAGCTGAGGTTAGAGAGTTTTTATATCACCCAAGCGGTAAAGCAAATTTTAATCTTATTAGAAATCTTGCGGCCACGCTACAAAAAGAACTAGGTTTAAAAAAGGGTGAAGTAACAAGAGAACACGTTTTTCAAGCAATAAACGCGGCAAAAAGAGTATTAGAATTTTCAACCAAATCTAAAAAAACATGGGATCAGTTTTTAGAATGGTTTATTGATGGTGATAATTATTATCAAGTTGCATTAAAAAAAGAAACAGCTAACAAAATTGATAATAATCAAGAGGCAAAGAAAGATGGCGTTAATCTTAAGTTTGATGAATACCCACTTTTAAAAGAAGGTTTAGATAAACTAGCAAGAGGTGAAATTAAAGCTGATGAGGTTCCACTTTCTGATATTAAATACTTTAACAAGTATGTATATTTGAACGCAAATAAAACTGAATATGCTAAAAAGTATGGTGTTGAAGTTGATAAAAAATACCATAATAATCCCGATGTGGTGATTAAACAAGCTGAAATTATAAATAGAATAACAAGTAAACAAGAAGTTGTTGCTGATCCTCAAGCTGAAATAGATAGTTATATAAAAGGAGATTTAGGTAGAAAAGGTGCTAAAAAAGTAAATATAAAGTATTCTAAATCTGTTAATGAAAACATGAGTAATGAGGAGCATGGTAAAAGACATAAAAAAATAGACAAAGCCCTTAAAGTTGCTAGAGATCCCAACGCTCCAGAAAAAGGAATATCAATATTTGATTTTGATCAAACATTAGCTAATACAAAAGAAAAAGTTTTATACACAATGCCTGATGGCACAAAGGGTGAATTAACAGCTAAAGAGTTTGCGGAAAAAGCAGAGCAACTAGAATTAGATGGCGCTGAATTTGATTTTAAACAATTTGAAAAGGTTAAAGGAGCAACAAAAGGTCCTTTCTTTGAACTAGCACAAAAAATTAAAGGTAAATTTGGTAATAA